ATTCCTGCCACCCTACCAATAAGCCAATATTTATCGTTTGCATCTTGTACTACTACCATTAGAGTAGCTTGAGCAAGTAGTAAAATCTCATTACGAGTGTTTGCTTGGAGTTTGTTAAGAACAACAGATAGTTCTTGAGCATAAAATACAGTTCCGTTTTCAACAGAAGCCGTAATTGTTTCTGTCAAAGAACCTGTATTTTTAACTAATTCATATTTGTAGAATACCTTTCCTGCTGCTTTAGTAATAGCCGAAACGATACCAGATGCTTCGGTAATTGCAGTCACGTTTGCGTGATTGATTAACCAAATAGCCTTAATACCGCCTAAACTATCTTTGCAATCAAGAGTATATCCTTGTGTTAAAGCACAAGCCATTTTGTTAAGTTTATAAAGTTAAGAGTGGGTATTGCTACCCACTCGTTTAATTAGATAATGAAAGATGCAATCTCATCCAAGAAGGCTACATTCACACCCATCTTGAACTCACTCACAAAACGAACTTGGTCTGCTTCTTTTGCGTAAAAAAGTTCAAAACGCTCTTCCTCATTCAAAAGGTCTGTACCGATAAACATATTGCTTAAACGGATAGCATAAATTTTAGTTACACCATTTAGACCCGGAGTAGCTACTACTTTGATTGGAGTACCGGGCAAGAAGAACTCGCTATCGGCTTTACCATCAAAAGCATAGTTGAACATATTTGCGTTCTTCAATGCAATTGTGTATGTACGGAATACATCTTGACCGCACCAGATAGTCATATCATCTTTTGCTACAACAGTCGCAGGAATTGCTTTGTAAAGAGCATCAAAAATCGCTACTACGTTAGCAGAAGTGATTGCAGTTGCAGTACCACCAAAGTAAGTAGCGTTGTTAGCTTCTACCGCAGAAGCACCAATCAAAGCAACTAATCCTTGGAATTTATTAAGGTTTACGTTTGCAGAACCTGTTGCACCTTGCCAGATAGCAGTTTCAAGTTGAGCAGCAATACGAGCAGCCTTTTTGTCTGTGTAATCGGCAGCGAAAGCTACTGAATCATAACGGCTTCCCTCTGGTAAAGCCTTCTGCAAATATTTTGCTTCGAGGTCTTTAGGACAAAGAGATTCGTTTACTTTAATCTTACCAACAGTTACAGTACGCTGTGTGAACGTAGTTGAACCAGAGGCATTGAAGCCACAAGAACCACCCGCTTGAAAGATAGCGTCAGTATCCATAATGTTGATTGTCTCGGCAGATTTCACACCTACCATTACATTTCCTTGAGTCTTAATCAAAGATGCGGTTTTTGCACCGAGTACAGAACTCGTAACCAATAGAGCTTCGTTCTCTTTGGTATAGTTTGCTAATGCTGATACATCAAAAGCCATTGTTATTAAATTTTAAGTTTTTAAATTTATTTTGCGTAATTAGAAAGAAAGCGAGAGATTTTGTCATTTTTAGAAGCGAAATGCTTTACGGATTCCTTTGGTTGTGTAGGAGCAGTAGAAGGAGTTTTTGTAAGTTCAATCACTACATCAGTTAATTCTGTAATAGCTTTTGAGAACTTGTCACTCATTTGAGCAAGATTATCACTCATTTTTACTTCAGCTTCTTTTTTGTAACTTTTTAAAGCCTCAATTTGTGCTTCCATTTCAGCTACTTTTTTCTTCATTAGTTCAACCTCTGATTCTGCTTCTTCATTTTTTGTTTCTGGAGTTTTGATTTCAAGGATAGTTCCTTTTTCATCTAAAACAATTTTTGAACCATCGGCTAAAGTATGCTCACCGGCAGGAGCAGGTGCTTCTTGACCATTACCATCTAAAAGCGTAACCTTACCACCAACCTCTAATTTATCAACCATTACTTTAACGCCAGATTCGAGTACATACTCGGCAAATTGAGAAACGGCAACCTGTGGAGCATCTACCAAACCTTCGGTAGCGGCTTCAGCAAACATTGCCTTAATTTTTTGTAGTGCTTCTTGTGGAGACATAAAAGAATTTATCAATAAATAGTATAATTCTTTGCTAATTACCACATAGAAAAAAGGGAGTGTAGAAACACCCCCTTTTCAAACCAAAACTATGAAAACCTATTTTACTTGAATCAAGATATCAATTATCTCTTTCATCATTTTTTCTTCCTTCGTGTCGGTTTTGTAGTTAAATACACCTTCCACCGAGAAGCCTTTTATCTTATCATCTTTAATCATCTGCCATACTTCATCGTTTTCAACCTTAAAAGAACCAAACCAAGAGCCATCTTTAACATCTTCAAAGCCGTTCATAGGTTTTATTCCCCGCTTCTCATCTACTATCCAACTCTCAAACATCGTTACCCCATCTTTAATCTGACCGCTATCGTGCATCAAATTTACATTATTTTGGTAACCTTTTTTAAAATATTTTTGAGCAATCTTTTTAATAGTGTCTTTAGTAAAAACAACATAGTATTCTCCATTTGCATCGTTTCTGTAAATAGGGGTATCGGCTAACATTAAAGCACCACTAATGATTCTTTCCTCTTCATCTTGAATGGCAAACTTTTTTCTTTCGATAGAATTAATCTTTGCTTCTGCCCAACTCAAAGCACTCGCACCACCCCAAGCATCGTACATCAATTGCCCACAACCATCTCCATAACCCTTTGAACTTTGAGCGTTCTCTTTATGCCTTGAAAGGAAGGAGTACATTCTTTTAATTGTTTCGTAACTAATAGGTTCTCCTTTTGCTAATTGATTTGCTCTTTGCTTACCGACTGGAGTGCCACACGAACCCCATCCGTTTTCTTCTGCCCACTTTAAAGCAGCCTTTGCATTGTTACTTACGGAGTCTGGATAGTCGGAATATGATTCAAAATTCGCTTCCATCTCTTGAGCCTTTGGATGGTCTTTAGGCAATAAATCATAGTCGGTAGTATATTTCTTATTTTGAGGTCTGCCGTTTTTCAATAGATATAAAAAAGCATTAACTCTTGCGTATGCCCATTGTTCGGCTGATTTTACCTTTGGCGAGTGCGATGTATTGTATGCTCCTAATCCTCTTTGAAAAACTGACTTTAAAGCACCGAGTGTCGCTTTACCATTTTTTGTATTGCTTTCTTTTTCATTAAATTCATCTACTTTGTTTTTAAGCGTTTTCTCTTGCTCTTCTGTAACCTTTGCTCCTCGTTTGCCGGAAGCATCTCCTTCAGCCGTTCCTTCGCCTTTCGGATTTTTATTCGGAGTATCGGACTTGGGTGCTTTTTTAGATTCACGAATACCACCTCTTTCGCCTACTTCAGCAAAATCCTCTACATACATTAAATACTCTTCATCATCTTCAAACTTTAAAAAACTTCTTTCAATAGCAGGTCTATCTACAAGAGCAACATAATCCACTTCAACATTGGATTCCAAATCCTCAACAATATCTAATCTGTAAATTGGTAATTCCTTTTCCATAACTATAAATAGATTTTTAAGCTAATCTTGCCGCTCTGTTAATTCTTCTTATTCTTTCTTGTGAGTTAGTGACATCACTTTCAAGCACATAGGCTCGGTTTGTAGCTGAACCCATTTGTTGAATTGTAGTAGCATCCAATTGTGTTCTTGTGTTTATTAAAGGTGCAGTTGGTGCTATTGGTGCAGCAGTAGAAACCGAAGCAGCTACATTATCCGTAATACCTTTCGAACCTGGCGGTGGTGGTATTTTAGTTGAAATAATTTTCTTTACATTTAATAATCCAGCAAGGATAACTGTACCAGCAGCAATTGCTCCAAATGGCGGTGGATATGTTGCAAGTGCTTTGTTTGCTCCAGCATAAGTATCAACCGATGCTTGTGCAACCGCTAAAGATTTACCTGCAATTGTATTTCTGCCTACTGCATCCGCAATAGTACCTAATGCACCTGATATAACCGCTGCTTTTGTTTGTGCAGCAGCTTCATCTCGTTTTCTTTCTTGTTCTTTAGATTGCTTATCAAATAAATCAAACTCGGATTGTGTAGCTTTTCTATCAACTAATTTTTGCCTTTCAAGTTCTCTTAATTGTTGGAATACGCGTTCTTGTTCTTGATACGACAAGTTTGATGATTCAATTTCGAAATTTAATGATGCTGCATATTGGTCACGGCTCTTTTGTATATTATTTGCAGTAATTACCGACAATGCTTTGTTTACCTCTTCTGCTGCTGCAATTCTTCTGGCTAAATCTTGTCGTGTATTTATTTCATTTTGTAAACGTTTTTCTTCTTCTCTTTTTTTATTTTCATCATCTTGTTGCTTTTCAAATTTCCTTATTTCTTCGCCCGTAAATTGTAATAATGCTTTCCTTGCTTCAAGTTGTCTTTCTAATATTTCTTTTTCTTCTTCGGCTTCTTTTTCTAATCGCTTTCTTCTGTCTTCGGATTCTTTATCGTATGCAGTTTTTCTATTTTTGGCTTCTTCTTCTTGATTTTTCTTAATTCTATTTTGTTCTTGAATATCTAAAACCTCTTTTTCTGTTTTAAGTTTCTTAAATTGAGCAAGTTCTTCTTCGTTAAGTTTGCCTGTTGTTTTTAGTTTATTACGAAGAACATTTAATTCATTCTCGTTTCTTTGTAGCCTTAACTTGTATATTTCATTTTCCTTTCCACCTAATGCAGTAAGAATTGATATCTGATTATCAATATCTTGGTTTAATACTTTGGTAGAATCAGCAAGTTTCTTTTGTGCTTTTTCTGCTTCTGAACTTCTATTTGTCCAATCAATTATTTTATTTACTAATAAGCCAACACCAATAACCAAAGCACCAATACCAGAGGCAAGAATTGCCCCTCTTAAAACTTTAAATGCGGTGCTTGTTGTTGTAACGGCTATTCCAAATGCTCTCTGTATCGCAGTCGCAGCAATCGTAGCCATTTGAAATGCCTTTGTGAAAATTGTGCTTTGTTGAATTACGGCAGCTAATCGTTGAAAATCTTTTACCGAATCAGCAACTGTGCTTAATCCTTGAGACAATGCTAATGCCGATTGTACTTTCAAAAGGCTTTTTTGTACGTTGTCACTTTCAACTCCTACTAATCCTAAAGCACCTTGTACCGCAGTAAATCCACCTGCAACCGCACTTAATGCCCCTGCAAATACTTGGAACTTCTTTCCGGGGTCAAATAGTTGTGCGGTCTCGGATGCTTCTGCAATTGAATCTTTTAATTTAGCAACTTTCTTGGCAGCGTTTACTGCTTCGGTAGAATAATCTCCAAACTCCGTTTGTGCTTTTATTAATTCAGCATTAGCTTCTTTTAATTCTTGCTTTATAGAGCCTACCGATTTTGTGGCTTCACTACCATCAACTTGTATTTTTAAACCTACTATTTCTTGTGCCATTATGCGTATGTTAATTCAATTACTCTTAAAAATTCACATTTTGTGCTTTCGGGGTTCGTAGGGTTGTAATCTATAACTCGGTTTAATCTCCACAAAGCACCATCAATATAAATTAGCTTCGAAAAATCTAAACCATAGATATCGGTTATCTTTAAGTAAACATAACAAGTAAGTAGCTTACTATCTTTATCGGTAATCTCTGCAACGTAATCACTCCAGAATCCGTTAAATAAATTTGCCGTAGGATAGTTTACAGGTAATGTAAAAAATATTTCATTTGGTACACCAAAATTAATATCAGCCGTTGGTGCATCTGGTTCGTCTAAATGCCCTGCATAACTATAATAAGTCAAGGCACCACTAATATTAGTATTTCCATTTTTAATATGCCATTGAGTAACATCTGTAATCTTTCTTATTTGCATAATACGAATGTTGTGGTCTATCGGGTCTTCGGATTGTGTGTTCTGTGTATTAGATAACTTAAAGATTGTTGAGAACACTTTATCTTCTCCAGAGTATCCGACTAATGGAGTGGCAGCAAATATAATTTCATTAGTTTGTTTATCATTAGCAAACTCATATCCAGTATCTTCTATGTAATCTCCATATCCATAAGCAAACCTTTTTGCATATATTTCATTATAATAATCTACATCACTCTTATATTTGAACTCGAAATATCTACCATTTAATTCGGACATCGGCTTTAATTTAATAGCCTTACTCCTATCTACTTTATAAGTCCAATCAATATGTGAGGCTGAATTATCATCAAGTAATAATAGTTCTAAATTATCAACCAACAATTCTTCTTCAAGGTCATTGACTTGTAAGAAATTGGCAGTTGTTGTATAGAAATCAATAAAAGGTACAATTCTTAAATGCTTTTCTTTTGTGGTATCTTCAATCACATATAAGTTGAACATTTTTATTATAGAAGCCACAAAATCTCTTTGGAAGATTCCTTTCGGTATAGATTGATTAATTTCAATCATATCTTGAAAAGCAAAATCAACAGGCACTAAACCCGGTGTTTTTATTTTTACAAGACCTTGCCCAACTTGTACTGTTAATTCAAAATCGTTAGCTATATCTTGCCGAAACTGAAACTTAATAACATCATTCGTATTTAGGGTTATATTTCCTGTGGATTGTAATTCAAATAAAATTGGGGTTGGTGTACTTGAACTTTCCCAACTATGTGTGCCAACTAATACGTTATTGATTAAAATATCAAAGTGAAAAGGTATTGAACTATTTTTTTGCCAAAATAATCTTATATCAGTTTCATATTGTCCTGTAAAACTTGTGCCTGTATATGTAAACTCTGTTGAAGTTCCATTAGGAGTATAGTTTTGTGTTAACTCCGAAATAGTCAGAGGGAATAACTTAAATGTACCATCTGCTTCTGTAAATGTATAACTTGCGTTTCTTCTTTGGAAGTTATAATTTTTTAATCTTGAAAATGATTTTTGATTATTTGGTATAACTAATCTTTTGAATAAATCGGTATCGAAAAATGATGCTTCGTATGTATAACCAGAGTTTGTTATTATCTTATCTAAATATTCTCTAACAAAGAGTGCGGGTCTAAACGCCTTAATACTCCAATCCCTTTTAGGATGGTTTTGATTTTGGCTATGTGATACTTGTCCGTAATCTATAAGTGGATAATAATATCCCATACCCGATGCCGTAGTTCCAGAGGCTTGTTCCCAACTTCCGGTAATGTTTGCTATATTCCATTGATGGTCATATACACTAAAATCTAATTCTTCTAATTTATGATTATTAATTGCTGAAACAAAACCACCTAATTCCCCAAAAACTACACATTCGTATTCTATCGTTCCCCTATCAATAGTTATCTCCAATAGCCTTAAAATGCCTTTAAATAATTGTATCTTATCTACATAGATAACACAATCTGCTGTTTTGGCTGCGTTAAAGTTGTAACCCACATTATCTGCTGAATCGTTGTAAAAGTTACTTGATGAAAACTCAAATATGTGACCGAATAGTTTGTTGTTGATTGCATTACCCGGTAAGATTATAGTTTTAGAAAAGTTAGTATTCCTTGAAGCAAAATCTTGTATATCATCAATAGCGTATGTAAACTCTGATGATATATCTTTTGTTAAATCTAATCTGTTGTTCTCTATGTAGATTTCAGTAATCATCTAAATTGTGAATATATTTGATTCCCAATATTTATATCAAGTTCTAAATTATAGGTCTTATCGGCATATTTATTTTTCTCCGTATATGTATTAGTTCCTATTTGAACAGGTAAGAAAAAATTACCTCTTTCTAAATACACCTCTGGCGAAGCTATTAGTTGTTTAATCCATAAATAGTCTAAAAAACTTAACCAATCGGAGATTAACTTATAGGTTAATTTTTGCCTTGTGGCAAATTGTTTCATACCACCATTCATAACACCATAAATGTTTGCACGATTCATATAGTTATTCTCATACTCCCATTCGGTAGATTCAAATGAACTGCTTTCTATATTTCTCGTTTGTCTGTTAACTGCGGTAAAATCAAACGTATCATAACCACCGAGAGAATTTAAAAAGTGTAGAGTGACTACATCGTGTTGCGTACAAATTAGATATACTCTTGCGGTGTCTTTTAGATTACCTGCAATCTTTATTTTAACATCATAATACACCGAAGTAGAAGTTATTGCTGAAGTACCTAAATAGTCATTCAATGCTCGTGGCGAAATATCCAATAAAGCAAAATCTTTGAAACTTGTTCCTGTACCTGTATAGTTTGTTGTTGTGCTTCCATTAAAAACAGAAACATCTATTGAATGGCTTTTAGTTGTATTTTCTGCATCTGACAAAAAAGAAAGAAATAAAAATCCTGTTTGTAACCTGTCTTTTGAAAAGTAGATTTTAGTATAATCTCGATTAGATAAATAAACTCCTTGATATTGTGTTTCGTATTCCAATGGAGTTAAATACATAGGACTTGTCGGAGTGTAGAGATAATCTTGAACATAGTTATATCCTCTCTTCGTTGTTGTTGTTAGATTCGTAAAAGTAGTTCCACCATACTCTTCGCCAAACTTTAATTCGTAATCAACATAGATATCCGAGCCGGTATAAGAAAATGCCGAAGGAGTTACGATATCTGGTTTAAAATAAGATGCAGCATAGTTACGAACTATTGATGCAACATTGAATATCCCTTTTAACGAAGTGGGTTGTGGAAATGATTTTAACCTCGCTACCAAGTTGCCACCTACATAAACATCACAAACATATTTAAAGTTTGTTTGCCCGGTATTTGTAGAACTCAATACAAACCACAACGGAGCGTGTAGGCTTGAGTAAATATCTGGAGAACTATTGATTGTTATTGCCATTTTGTC